AAATAACATTTCCTAATCTTACAGACCTGCAAGTTGTCAACCTGGAGGAGCCGTACTATTACATGAACGTAGATGGCGACAGATTGTATTTAGATTCAGCAAAACATTTAACAAACCAAAGTTTATTTCAAGAAGAATGTGTAAAACAATTAAGATTAAATCCACCAACTTTAAAAACAAATGATTGGAAAAAACTTACAAACATATTATTAGAGAATGCAGAAGTAACAGAACCCGCTGAAGGAACAAGCACAAAAGATTTATTAAGAAATTATTTAGAGGACTATTGTTTAAATAGAATACAAAAAGATAAAATAGATGAAATTAAAACAGGTGGTACGTTTACAGACGAAGGCTT